GCTCTAACTCCCTGACCATCTGAGATTTACCCATGCCTGACCCTGACGTTATCGTCACTAGCTCGTATGGTCTAAATCCTTTGGTGTAGGTGTTGAGTCCCTGCCAAGGATACGGTATTGACTTAACCTTGATCTTGTTGGTTAGGGCATCCCATGTGTCACTGCCTTGGATGATACCGTCAGGCTGATAGACCTTGGAATTCCACCACGCCGCAGTGAAGTCTCTCACCTTGTTGGCTACCAGCATCTCACTAGCGTCCTTCAAGGGTAGCTTGACTATCTTTAGCTTGCTTGGTGAGAACAAGTCCTTGATGTCATCTATGGCCTGCTGGCCTGCCTTGTCACCGTCAAAGCAAACAACCACGTTGTCGTAACCTTCAAGGAAATCCAGGTTTTCTTTGATCTCTTTAGCCGCTGACGCTGCTCCGTTACGCAGTGAGACTACGTCCCATTTGCGCTCAAACATCTCAGAGACACTTAGCGCATCTAACTCACCTTCTGTGATTGTTATGTACTTACCACCACCACGGCATGTTTGCTGTCCGAACAGACCTACATTAGTGGTCATGTCACCTGTAGCATGGAAGTCCTTGGTCTTCACATGGCGTATCTTGGTGGCTTTCAGTTCGTCAGTGTCGGTGCTGTAGTACGGGTATATGTGCTTTGCAATCTCACCGGAGGCGTTGTACTCCACCATGACGTTGTACTTCCTACACGTCTCTTGGCTGAGTCTCCTGTCCGGTATTGCTGCTATGACTCCCGATGATGTCATGTCTTCTAATGGCCTCCTTGGTTGGGGCTGTAGCTTAACTACGTTGCCATTTGAGTTTTCATGGTGATTGCACCCTGCTGCAAAACAATGAGCCGACCCGTTGCTATAACGGGCCAGCGCATCACTTGAGCCACACTTAGGGCATGGCTCATGTTTTACAAAGGTGCTCTTTTCTCCACTAAAGGTCGGCATCTATGCCGTTGCTGTCTTCGGCTACCTCTAGCACCCGCACTGCGTTTAGGTACGTTGGTGTGCCGTGTACAGGATCTGGGGCTGCTGTTTTGTAACTTAGACGCACTGTAGAACCACGGGTGATGCTACCAATAAAAGGTTGGTCGTTTGCGTCAATGACTTTCACATTGAACTTACTACTAAACTTCCTTTGCTTGTTACCTTCATACTCCCGCAGCTTAACACCCTGTTTGGCTAACAAATCAGCATTTTCATCGTCCAAGGTGATGGTCAAGGTGTACTTGCCTGTGTCCTGTCCGTTGTATACTTCTGTGCTGTCCAAGTGAGCAAACGCTGCTTTACCACTAACTACTGCCATATCAATTACCTCTAAGGTTTACTTTAGTTTACTTAAGAGAACTAAAGAATAATCATTATGATTAACATAATGTATTCTTTGCTCTCTTGAGTTTATTATACATGAATCTGACTCATGCGGGCCTGGATTATCATGAAAAATTTTCATGTTGGGATGTTAACCGTTTCACCTCCTCAAGTCTTTTGACTAAATCTTGAACTTCATTATCATCTACCTTTTGGTTTGGGAACCTCGCCTTAAGTGATTCCACGTTGCAAGGGTTGCACAAATCTATCTTGTCTTTGTCCTCAAGTAGCACATTGCAGGCTTTGCAGCGCATCAGTGTATCTCCTGTGACTCTGGGCCTATCAATTGCGCGTATAAGGCCTCTAAATCCTCCGTAGAGCGACGTTCAAGGTCTTCTGATAGGTAGGCACTGCACATGGCTAACATCTCGCTAACGGCCATCACGTTAAGCCTGTACTCACTCAAGGTGCTGACTATCATGTCTCTACGATGCTGTTCTGGGTCAGGTTCTCGGTCATCCGTTACGTCTTCATCAAAATATGTTGTACTCATTTGCTAGACACCTCCTGAAGCCCGTGCCAATCGTTTATGGCAAAAGTGATTTTCTTGTCGTGTGGGATATACAGGCTACGCTTGCCAAGATGGTACCCAATGTAACATCTACCAAATGACATTCCCCATCTTCTCTTTACTTTTCTTAAACGGTAAATCATGTTCCTTGCTTCCTAATTTTTGTTGATCTTGAATACATACACATCCTTTTTGCTTGGGTGCATATACAGACTGTAACGTCCTTTGCAGTATGCAAAAGCGGCGGATTGAACGTTAGCTCTTTTGGACTTCTCTACTAAAAACCACTCGCCTTGGCGCATTCCTTGCATTAACGGTTTCCACGTTCCTTGATTGCGTCGGTATAGTTGCTTTGGTGCTGGCGTGTTTGCTATTTTGTAAAATCTCATTGGTTAGTTTCCTTCTGGTTTTGGTTTAGTTTAACTCTTCTTGCCACTGGTTGCACTTGGCGCAATAGTGACCGTCGGGGTATTGTTCCACGGTTCCACGTCCCGACAGGCTTTCATATTCCGCCGGTACGTATTCCCATTCATGGTTGCACTCTTTTACTGGCTCAGGTCGCCGTATTGAGTCCGCAAGTGCTTTAATCTCTTCCGCTAATTCCATTATTGATTTGTCGCTGTGGTTTCTTCTCATGATGATACTCCAAGTAATAGCGCCCACATTAGGTAGACGCCAAGAATGATTGTAATGGTTCCGGTTGTTTTGTTCAACACTGAAAACACCAGTGCCTCGTTTTGCTGTTGTTCGCGCTCTTCACGCCTTGAGAGTGTATAATCTGTCTTCATCGGTTCAAGTCCTGTTTGGTAAATCCATATTCCGCAAGCCTACTCCATAGCAGCGCCTCGGTCAATTCTTTTTCTGATCTGTTGGAGCGGTTGTTAACTGCTATTGTGTCAGCCCAAGCAATTTGTAGGCGCACTGGTGGCTCCGTGTCAATTCTGACGTTATAAAAGCGTTGCGCTGTCTCTACCGTTGTGATGGTGGCAAGATCGCCTTGGTTGTTCGTTATTGTTCTCATGTCAAAAGGTCTCCGTCGGTTGTGTAGTATCCAGTAGGGCCAAATGCTTCGGCTATTTTTTGAAACTTGTCAGCGTAGTTGCCGATGCTGTAGCTGTAGACTTTGGGACGATCCCAGAAACCGGTGCCGTGACCATTGCGTGACAGGTAAAAATCATGCGCCGCTTGTTGTCTGTTGTCATCATTCAAATAGCAATCAATAAGCGACAGGAACGCTAGACAGTCTATTGTAGCCTCTCTGTGGCAATCTTGGTCAAGTTCTTGTGGTTCAATGTCAGCCACCCAAAATGCTGTGTCTAGATATTGCTCCAAGAATGCTGATTCTTTGTCTGTCAGTGTGATTGTTGTCATGCTGTTTGCTCCATATCTTCGCGCACTAGGTCGCGTAGGTCATCAATTAGCTCTACGTTTAGGGCTTCCAAGTCATCCCGTGATACTATGTTTAACATGTGGCGTTGCACTGTCCTAGGCGAACAGTTTTCCTCGTGTGCGATGAAGTCACAAAACCAATTGATAGCGCAGGCACGTAGCACGCTGTCACTATGGTAGTGTTTACGTATTTGAGTGCAGTTGCTTTGGTAATGCTTAAATCCAAGGTATGAGCCATCAATCCAGCAACGGAAAAACCGTCGGTACCAAGTGTTGCAATCTGTTATTGACTCTTTGATTTCGTTTTCTGTTGGTAAGTCTCGCATTGTTTAATCCTCTGTTGCTAAAAATTGGATAATGAGGGCAGTGGCCCAATCAATCCTTCGTTGCTTTGTTGTTTCGTTCTCCGGTATGGAATCCCTGCCAGCGCATATGTCAAACCATTGCGCGGTGAAGCGATCTAACCTTCTCTTTATTACCCACATGTGTCTACCCTTCTCTGTTGTTGTGTTTGGCTAATGCTGCCACTGATGCGCTCTGATGTAAACCAAAGCGCATCTATAGAGCACTAATCTATAACGCTGCAAACTCTTTTGCAATGGCCCTAGCTTCAGAGTCTGTCATGCCGTCGGGGTTCAAACAAATTTTCATTGGGTGTTTGATGATGTCTAGAGCTTCGCGTACCTTGGCGACATATGCTGAGTCTAGGGCTGCTACTCTTTTACGTTCGTTTAACTTCATGTTTTGTGTCTCGTTTCGTTTAATGTGAAACCATGATGCCGGATCGCTAACACAAGCACAAGTTATTTCTTAAATCACTTTGTTATAAAACCCCAGGTTCTTATAACTACTTTAGAATGCTTGAGTGTACCTATATAGGTACTACACTAGCTCACACTCTCAAGCATTCTCAAGTCCACACAAGCAAACCGTTAGGCTCAGTCTCTCTCTCTCAGGTAGACTTAAGTAAACTGTTGTACTCTGGTGCACCTAAGTCTAACTGTTGTACTCTGTGGTGCACCTAAGTCTAACTGTTGTACTCTGTGGTGCACCTAAGTCTAACTGTTGGGCTAAGGGTGGGCTAACAACAAGGGTACGGGGAGGGGCTGTGGCGCTGATGAATAATTGTAGTAGGCACTCAAGTTCTCAAAAGTAGAATTTAGAAAACAACAGTAAATTAATAAAAAAGTAAGCATTTACTAACCTATGTAACCCTTTGTTAACACAAGTAAACTTAAAACTTTGACTGAGTCAAGAAAATAACAGTAAAAAGTACTTGACAAATGCTAAAAAGTATGCTATAATAAAGAGGTATCTTAAGAAACATTAAGGCAATACATTATGGATAATCAAAATGATCCTCCTAAGCGTAAAAGGGGTAGACCTAGGAAGGGTGAGATAGTTGAGAAGACTACTGGCTCTAGGGGAAAGGTAGGTCGTCCTAAAGGAGATGCTTCAATTATCAATGAGTACAAGGCTAGGATGTTAGCTTCTCCTAAGTCTCGTAAAGTATTAGATAGTATATTTGATGCAGCACTTAATGATGACCATAAGAATCAAGCAGCAGCTTGGAAGCTGGTTATGGACAGGATGTTACCCTTAAGTTACTTTGAGAAGGATAGTGCTGGTGGTAGGCAGTCTGTACAAATTACTATCTCAGGTGTCCCTAGTACCATCTCATCACAGAATAATGACAACTCCAATGACCCCATTGAAGGAGAGTACACCAACAATGACGTTTAAGCACTTCAGTAGAGATGAGTTTGCTTGTCAAGCCACAGGTGAGAATGAGATAGAGGATGAGTTAATATATGCCTTGGATGAACTTAGAGAGCACTGTGGTTTTCCTTTTGTTATCACAAGTGGCTATAGATCACCTGACCATCCTATTGAGTTAGGTAAGAAAAAACCGGGTACACATGCACAAGGCATAGCAGCAGACATAGCTGTGTCCTCTGGTCTACAAAGGTACACTATAGTAAAGAATGCTATTAAGTTAGGCTTTACTGGTATTGGTGTTGCTGGAGGTTTTGTGCATGTAGACATTAGAGCTACTGATACACCTGTAATGTGGACGTATAGTTAGTGCTTACTAACAAAGAATACAAAAAAACCTTAGCACAACAAGAGGATCTAAACTGGGACGGAGATCCTGATTTAGATGCTGAGTATGAGTGTGAAGAAGAAAAAGACTTAGATGAGTTAGTAGTTAAGTATTTCTATGACTGATCTTAACATACAACTACTGGATTGGCAGCAACAAGTATGGGAAGACCCTACTAGATTTAAGATTGTAGCTGCTGGTAGACGTACAGGTAAGTCAAGACTAGCTGCTTGGATGTTAATTGTTAACGCTCTTCAGGCAGACAGAGGCCATGTGTTCTATGTAGCTCCAACACAAGGACAGGCCAGGGACATCATGTGGCAAACACTATTGGAGCTGGCGCACCCTGTTGTATCTAACGCACACATAAACAACCTACAGATTAAACTAGTCAATGGCGCTACTATATCACTGAAGGGTGCTGACAGACCAGAGACTATGCGTGGTGTGTCACTAAAGTTCCTAGTGATGGACGAGTACGCCGACATGAAGCCTGAGGTCTTTGAGCAGATCCTTAGACCTGCCTTGGCTGACCAAAAGGGTGCTGCACTGTTCATTGGTACACCTATGGGGCGTAATCACTTCTACGATCTGTACAAGTACGCAGAGCTAGAGGACGATGAGTCTTATACTGCATGGCACTTTACAAGTTATGACAATGAGTTGTTAGACCCAGAGGAGATTGACCTAGCTAAGAAGTCTATGTCATCCTACGCATTCCGTCAAGAGTTTATGGCATCCTTTGAAGCTAGAGGCTCAGAGATGTTCAAGGAGGAGTGGGTTAAGTTTGGTAAAGCACCTGACGTAGGTGACTACTACATAAGCATTGACTTAGCTGGTTTTGAGCCAGAAACAAAAGCAAGAAGTAAAAATAGTAAACTAGATGAATCAGCTATTGCTATTGTAAAAGTAAATGAAGATGGCTGGTATGTTGAAAACATCAATTATGGTCGTTGGGACTTTCCAGAGACAGCTAGAAAAATATTTGAGGCTGTTAGAGACTACAGGCCCATTAGTGTAGGTATTGAAAAAGGTATAGCTAAGCAAGCTATTATGTCTCCTTTAACAGATTTAATGAAACAATATGGTATATTTTTTGTTGTTGAGGAATTAACTCACGGGAATAAAAATAAAACTAATAGAATTATGGCTGCTCTACAAGGTAAATTTGAAAACGGTAGAATTACTTTAGCTCAGGGCGGTTGGAACAGTAAATTTTTAGACCAGTTGTTTCAGTTTCCTGATGTATTGACACATGATGACCTTGTGGATGCCTTAGCATACACAGACCAACTGTCTAGGGAAGCCTACTTACATGACTTTGAGATTGATGATCTTGAGGTCTTAGACGCAGTAACAGGATATTAACATGACAACAAGAGCAGGCACTAGAGCTAAAGCACAAAAACCTAAGTCAAGAGTCAATGAAGCTGGTAACTACACCAAACCCACTATGCGTAAGAACCTATTTAATAAAATCAAAGCAGGTTCAAAAGGTGGCAGGGCTGGACAATGGTCAGCGAGGAAAGCCCAGATGTTGGCAAAAGAATACAAAGCCAAGGGTGGAGGATACACGTAATGACTTCACTTGTTAAGTTACTTCCTGTACTAATACTATTACAAGGCTGCACATGGTACGGAGAGTTTGAACACATCTCAAGTATACCTAATGGTACTCCGTTTAACGATCTAAATGAAACCTCTACAGACATTGTCTGGACAGGCTTGAGAGTACAAAAGGATACATGGTACGTAGACAGTGCTTTAGGCTACGAGACATCTTCAGAGTTTGAAGGACGCAACCCTTACGGTAGAATCAAGATAGGTAAGGAACTTAAAACATGGGATTAAAGCAGGTGCATACAAATGGGTACTAGAGCAGGCACTAGAGCTAGGGCACAAGGAGCTAAACGAAGGACTAGGACTAGCTCGTCAGGCTTAAAAAAGCCACAACAGTCTCTAAAAAACTGGACTAAACAAAAGTGGCGTACAAAGTCAGGTAAGCCTAGCACTCAGGGAGCTAAAGCTACTGGAGAACGCTACTTACCATCAAAAGCAATCAAGTCTTTGTCTGCAAAAGAGTACGCAGCTACTACCAGAAAGAAAAGACAAGACACTAAGGCTGGTAGACAGCACTCAGCGCAGCCTAGAAAGATAGCAAATAAAACCCGTAGCACAAGGACGGCTTAAAAATTATGGATTACAGTGACAATGACGTTCTGTCTAGCGACGAACACCTAGAAAACTGGGTAATGGCTAAGTGTGACTCGTGGCGAGATCACTATGAGTCCAATTATTCAGAAAGATTTGAAGAATTCTACCGTTTATGGCGTGGAATCTGGGCAGCAGAGGACATGGAGCGCAAAAGTGAGCGTTCACGTATCATTTCACCTGCATTACAGCAGGCTGTAGAGTCCAGTGTAGCAGAAATTGAGGAAGCAACCTTCGGACGTGGTAAGTATTTTGACATTACCGACGATCTTGGGGACGCAGAGTCTCAGGACGTTGTGTATCTACGCACTAAACTGCATGAGGACTTTGAGAAGACTCAAATACGCAAGCAAGTAGGTGAATGTTTAATCAACAGTGCTGTATTTGGTACTGGTGTAGCTGAAGTAGTGCTAGAGGAAGTCAAAGAGATGGCTCCTGCTACACAGCCTATTATGGACGGACAGCTAGAAGCAGTAGGTGTTAACGTCACAGACCGTACAGTAGTTAAACTACGCCCTGTACTGCCACAGAACTTCCTGATTGACCCAGTAGCTACATCTATTGAGGACGCTATAGGTGTTGCTGTAGATGAGTTTGTGCCACGACACAAGGTACAACAGCTACAGGAAGAAGGTGTCTACAGGAGCGTGTACGTAGGTCAGGCGGCTAGTGACTATGACCTAGAGCCAGATCAAGACCTAACAAGCTACGACGAGGACAAAGTACGCCTAACGAAATACTACGGACTTGTGCCTCGTTACTTGCTAGAGATTGGTGAGAAAGAAGCACTTCTTGACGATGACGAAGACATTGCTGATATTGAACTAGAGGAACCAGAGAACGATGAACAAGATGCCAGCTATTACGTCGAAGCTATTGTGGTTGTGGCTAATGGAGGCATCCTACTAAAAGCAGAAGCTAACCCATACATGATGCAGGATCGTCCTGTAGTAGCCTTTCCTTGGGA